CAACGCCAACGGCGACCGCGCCGGCCTCCAGCGCCGCACCTTCGACGATGGCACCGTCGTCGAATACGACCGCCAGGGCCACAAGATGTTGCTGGACGTGAAGGGCGACATCGAGATCCGCGCCACCGGCAACGTGAAGATCATCGGCGCGAGAATCGACCTGAACCCGTAGGAGGCAGATCATGGCCGGCATGAGCCGCACAACTGGCGACGCCCTCGGCGGGTTCGACCATCTGCGCCAGTCGATCGCCGACATCCTCTCCACGCCCCTCGGCACCCGCGTCCACCGACGCGACTACGGCAGCCGCCTGCCGCGCCTGGTGGACCGCCCCATCAATCAGTCCCTGGTGGCCGACATGGTGGCCGCCTGTGCTGAAGCGCTCGATCGCTGGGAGCCGCGCCTCCGGCTGGAGCAGATCAAGATCGACAACGTCACGGCCGACGGTCAGATCACCCTTAGCCTGATCGGGTACTACCTGCTCAACGGCGAGCGGATCGAGATCGAGGGGCTGGTGATCTGATGGCGACGATCGACTTCAGCTCCATTCCTGATCCGACGATCATCGAGCCGCTCGACTTCGAGACGATCCTCAGCGAGATGATCGCGGATCTGCAGGAGCGCGACCCGGCCTACAGCGAGATCCTCGAGTCGGACCCAGGCGTCAAGATCCTCGAAGTCGCCGCGGCCAGAGAGCTGATCCTGCGCCAGCGGATCAACGATGCCCTGCAAGCGACCCTGCTGCGCTATGCCGGCGGCGCTGACCTCGACAACCTCGCCGCCTTCTACGGCGTCACCCGCCTGGCGGATGAGACTGACGCGGCCCTGCGTGCGCGCACGATCGATCGCATCATGGGCAGCAGCGCCGCCGGTTGCGCCAGCTGGTATCGCTACCACGCGATGACCGCCAGCCCGGATGTGCGCGACGTGTCGGTAAGCTCCCCCGAGCCCGGCGCTGTCCTGGTGTCGGTGCTGAGCAACACGGGCAACGGCGCCGCCAGTGCCGCGCTGCTCGAAGCGGTGGATGACGTGGTGCAGAGCGACAGCGTGCGCGTCATCACAGACACAGTGACCGTCACGGGCGCGACCATCACCACCGTCTCAGTGACCGCTCAGGTCTACCTCTACCCCGACACGCCCAGCAGCGTGTTCGACAACCTGCAGGCGCAGCTCACCGCAGCGTTCGACAAGGCGGCCGGGCTCGGCTGGGACGTCACCCGAACCTGGCTGATCGCTCAGCTCCACCCCTCCGGCGTGCAGCGCGTGGTCTTGACCGCGCCGGCGGCGGATGTCATCTGTGGGCCCAGCACAGCACCGGCTCTCGGCGCAGTCACCCTCACCATGGCGGGGCGTGACCGATGAGCCTCTACGACCTCCTACCCCCCAACGCCACCACCCTCGAACGGGACTTCAGCCGCAGCACCTCCAGCCTGCAGCGCGCCAGCAAGCCGGTGCCGATCATTCGCACGGCGAAGCGCAGCAACATCCCCGACAGCGTGGTGCCGTGGCTGATCTACGAATACGGCCTCGCCGAGATCCTGCCCTACGTCTCGGATGAACGCACCGCACTCGAGCTCGGCATCCCATGGCAGCGGATCCGTGGCACGCCTGAGTCCATCCGCCTGGCGCTGGACTGGATCGGCATCGACGGTCAGGTCGAGGAGTCCGAGGGCGGCAGCTACCGCTGGGCGGAGTACCAGCTGGGTCTGGCGGCGCCGACCACTAGCGAGGCGATCATCGACCGCATGGCGGCCGTGGCGGCGCTCAGCACACCAGTCCGCAGCCGCCTGCAGCGGATCTACAGCGTCTACGACCACCGGCGCTTCGTGCTCGATTTCAGCCTGCTGTCAGACGGCGGCCCGCTGAGCGATCACACCGGCACCAGGCCGCGGCCGGACTGGCCGCAGATCAGCTACGGCGATTACCGCGCCACCAGCGTCGAAGAGAACGCAACGGTGGACGCTGGCGCACTGGCAATCATCGGCGTGTCGGTCGTCCACCTTGACCGGTTCCTTCTCGATGAAGGGACCCTGGATGAGGAATGGCACGTGCTGAACCTCGACGGCGCGATGACCGAAATCTGGCCGACCTTCGCCAGTCGTTTCGATGCCGGCACCATCTGGAGCAACCAGCTGAACTGGGGCGACTTCAGTTGGGAAGGAGCCGGCTACGTGGTGAGCAGCAAGGTCACCACGACAAGCTGAGTAGGATGCAAGGCAGGAGCTCAGAACGATGGCCGCAATCCTCACGCTGAGCGGGCGCACGGCGATTGCGACCGCCATCAAAGCCCGCACTGCACACATGGCCTGGGGGTCAGGCAATGCTGCGTGGGGATCCACGCCGCCATCACCAGCCGTGAGCGACACCGCCCTGGTGGCGGAGGTCGGCCGACGTAAGGCGACGCAGGTGGAGTACGTGGTGCCGGACGCCAACGGCGTGATCGAAGTGCCACAGGGCAAGTACAGCATCAGCGCAACGCCGACCTTGGCGCTCTACTTCAAGTTCTTCTTCGACTTCGCCGATGGCGTCGGCGAGACGATCCGCGAGCGAGCGATCTTCCTTGACACCGTGGCCGCGGCCGGCGTGCCAGCCGGGCAGTTCTACCTGACGCCTGCGCAGGTGCAGAACCCAGGAACGCTGCTGGTGCTGGAGCGCAATGCGCCGATCGTGCGCGAGATCACAACGCGCCAGCTGTTCGAGTTCGTCGTGACCTTCTGAGGCTGCCATGACACTGCCCGCCTACTACAACCGGTTCGACGCGACGCTGCGCTACGACGAGCTGCTGTTCCGCGCCAGCAAGGGCCTGCAATCGGCCGAGCTGAACGAGATCCAGTCCACCCTGGTAGATCGACTGAAGCGCATCGCCGACGCGGTGTTCAGGGATGGCGCGGTGATCGAGGGCACGCCGCCCGTGATCAACACCACGACCGGCGCAACGACATGCCCGGCGAGCCGCATCTACCTCAAGGGCGCGGTGCGATCGGTGCCGGAGCGCAGCTTCACGATCCCCACCAGCGGCATCGTGCGGATCGGTGTCTTCCTCCTCGAGGAAGAGATCACCGAGGTGCAGGACGCCACGCTGCGCGATCCTGCACTCAACACCCGGAACTACAACGAGCCCGGCGCTGGCCGCCTGCGCGTGACGCCCACCTGGGGGCACAGCGGCGAGGGCCTCAGCGGCGTGTTCTACCCGGTCTGGACCGTGGTAGATGGCTCGATCCTGAACCAGCAGCCGACGAGCGACAACAGCTTCATCGAGGCCTTGGCCCGGTACGACCGGGAGAGCAACGGCAACTACATCGTCGATGGCCTGTCGGTGATCGCCACCGGCTACTCGGCTGGCTCGAACACCTTCTCGATCAAGGAAGGCGTCGGCAACATCTTCGGTTACAAGGTCGATAAGGCATCCGCCAGCCGGATCACCTACGCCGAGGATCCTGATCTGGAGCTGGTGTCGGCAGAGCCCGACGTGTTCACCGGCACCACCGGCGGCACGGCGACGGTTCAGCTGAACCGCTTCCCGCTGGAGAGCGTGCAAAACGTGGTGATCACCCGCCAGAAGACGGTGACGATCACCCGTGGCGGCTTTGCTGGCGGCCAGGACACGCTGCCTGACGTGTCGGTGCTGAGCATCATCAGCATCACCCAGGGCGGCGTCACCTATCACACGCCGACCGACTATTTCCTGAACGGCGACAAGGTGGACTGGAGCCCGACTGGCGGTGGCGCCCAGGAGCCAGCGCCGGGTTCGACCTACACCGTCACCTACCAGTACCTCGGCACGGTGACGCCGGACAGCATCAACCTGCAGACCGGCGTCGTCACGGTGACCGGCGCTGTGAATGGCAGCCTGGTGCTGACCGACTACCGCTGGAAGCTGCCCCGCTACGACCGGCTGTGCATCAGCCGCGACGGCACGTTCTCCCGCGTGAAGGGCATCAGCACCCGCTTCAATCCGCTGCCGCCTGCGGTGCCGTCCAGCCTGCTGAGCCTGGCGACGATCCAATGGAACTGGGGCGCAACGCCGAGCGTGGTCAACGATGGCATCCGCGCTATCCCGTTCGATCAGCTGGAGCGGATGCGGTCGCTGATCGTTGACCTCTACGACCTGGTGGCGCTGGAGCGGCTGCGGAACGACATCAGCAGCCGCGAGCCGAGCAGCAAGCGCGGCGTGTTCGTCGATCCGTTCATCGACGACGACATGCGCGATCAGGGCATCACGCAAACTGCCGCGATCGTTGACGGCACGTTGCAGCTGCCGATCGCGCCGACGATCTACCAGGCGCCGACCAACAACGCGCAGGACTGGATGCTGCCCTACACGGAGTCGATCATCCTGGAGCAGACCCGAGAGACCGGCAGCAGCAAGATCAACCCATTCCAGGCGTTCGATCCAATCCCTGCCGCTGTGACGCTGACGCCAGCCGTTGATCGGTTCACGGTGATCAACAGCATCTGGACATCACCAGCGACGCAGCAGATCCGCATCTTCATGGGCACGACCGGTCGTTACTCCGAGTCGAGCACCACCTCGACCCGGACGGAGCTGCTGAGCGAAAGCCAGCGGCCGGCCGAGTTCCTGCGTCCGATCACGATCAGCTTCACTCTGGAGGGCTTCGACCCGGGCGAGACTCTCACCCAGGTCCAGTTCGACGGCATCACGGTCACCGCCAGCTAAGCCATGCCACTCACCGCAAACGGCGCCGGCCAGATCACCGGCTCATTCACGATCCCCGCGAACGTGCCGGTCGGCGCCAAGCGGGTGACGTTCCTCGGCAACCAGGGCAGCTTCGGTGCTGCGCGGTTCATCGGCGAGGGCACGATCATCACGCAGATGCAGCGGCAGCTGACGACGATCGAGACCCGGTACTACGACCCGCTGGCGCAGACGTTCCGCCTGGATGCGGGGCGGCATGTGACCGGCGTGGATTTCAAGTTCACCGCCAAGGGCAGCAGCAGCAACAAGGTCTTCCTGGAGATCCGGGAGACGGAGCTGGGGCTGCCCAATGCCACCACGCTGGCCGAGGGCGTGCTGCAGGGCAGCGCGATCACGGTGGGCGCATGGAACAAGATCAGCCTCACCCGGCCGGTCTACCTGCAGGCTGGCGTCGAGTACGCGATGGTGCTGCTCACCGATGACGCGGTGCATGCCGTCGCGCTGGCGGAGCTGGGCAAGTACGACAGCGCCGCCGGCCAGTTCGTCACCAGCCAGCCGTACACGATCGGCACGCTGCTGAAGAGCTCCAACGCCACCACCTGGACGCCCGTGCAGGAAGCAGACCTCAGCTTCCGCATGTACGGCGCGACGTTCACCAGCACCACCCGGACGGTGAGCCTGGGCCAGCTGCGCGCTGCATCGGTGTCAAGCATCACCCGCTCGGGCACGACCGCGACGGTGACGACTGCGACGGCGCATGGCTTCAGCACCGGACAGAAGGTGGTGATCAGCGGCGCTACGCAGACCGACTACAACGGCGCCTTCACGGTCACCGTGTCGAGCACCACCCAGTTC